ATAATAGTGTTATAAAAGATATATATGAGTGTTCTAGAGTAAATGCACTATCTTCAACCAATTTAGATGACGGAGAACCTGGAGAAACTGAAAACATTATTTTTGCTGCAGGACTTGAATTAGATAAATTTAGCAACCATTTTGGAGACAATATAATATCATTTTTTACTAATCAGTCCACATTAAAGTTATATGTTGGAGGAACAAAAGAATTTGAAAAAACTTTTACTGGAAAAATTTATAAAGTTGGAATTTGTTCTGAAAAGAATTTATTAGACATTGATAACTTATTTAATGAAATAGGTGTTCCAGTAGACTATGAAAATATATTTGACTTATACGAACCAGGCATAGACTTTGACGGCGGATTATATAATCAAGATAATATAGGATGGAGTGATTCTATAGGAGAAACAAATCAACTATTATATGAAGATGAAAATGATATAACAATTCCAATACTTGAAAACTATAGTTATTCTCCATCATTGCCAGACTTAAGACTTTTAAAAGATCATACCCCTAGCGTGGGCATAATTCCTAAAAAATATTTTAATAAATTTTATTTAGATGCAACTGTATCTGGGTCATGGAAAGATTATGTTCCATTGTCTTACTTTGGTCAAAACGTTGTAGATGAATATGGCAATCAAGTTTTTGAATTAGACTTTATTCAGTTTAATGTAAATTATCCAGCATCTGTTAAGTTTAAAGAAAGTGAAACAATAGATCCAAATGGATGGCCTTATTCAGAGTTATCTGCAGAATATTCTTTCCCACAGCAAAGGTCGTATGCTTCCTTAGACAATTTCTTATATACTGGGTATTTGAATTATGAAGATTTACAACAAAAATCAATTAAGAAATATACATATGATACTTCAAATGAAATTGTTAAAACATATATTACATTTGAATATTTAGAAGAAGGTGCAAATGCTGAAGAATCATTTTTTATAAGAAAAGAAGATGTTCCAAAAAATGGCGTAATTGAGCCAGGCAGCAATTGGATAAATACAAAGTATGAGGTTGTAGATAATGTTATTATTTATCCACCTAGCGGAGTTAATTTTAATGATTTAGCAATAGTGTTACATATAGAGGTTGACATAAATGGAATTAGATATAGTCCACTAAAAATTAAAAATTTACAGTTAGCATCACAGGCATTTAACTATAATGGAGCAAACAGCGTTGGGACAAGGTTTGGAGTTCCAGTTTATCCATATAAGTCTACAGGTTATTATTTTGATTACAAAACTAAAAATCCTTTTTCTATATATAAAGGTTCGTCTCCATATTTATATTTGACAAGGGATTCTGGTTTAGAAATAAGAGGAAGTTATGATCCACTAATCAATCGTGGTGTTGCTTTATCAATCAATCCATCAAAAATACAAACATACGAGATTATGGCAATGCAAAGTTTAATAAGGTTTAATTCTGATTTTTTCCCTTATGCTCCAACACAAATAATGCAAATAAATGCAAAAAATAAAATTATCAAATTGTATATGGTTGCAAACCACCCATCTGGTAAAAGAGCAAAGATATACGCTATTGATGGAAATACTGGTGGACTATACAATGCAATATCTTTTTATTTAAATGGAAAAATTGTTAAAGAACCAGTAATTAATATAAATGAATGGTCTTTACTTGGTATAGGATTTTCAGACATTTTAAATTTTAAGTCCTATACTGGATCTATAATGATTAATGGTCCAATTATATTTAATGCTTTATCATATTATCAAACAACTAACTTACAAGAAGTTAAGAATGTTACAAAAAGACCTTGGGCTAGAGTTAGATTTTCTGCAGATGGCATATATGAATGGGAATATTGGAATGATTTTTATATGTGGGACGGTGTTTTGGTTCAGTCATCTAGCAGTTATTATGGCGTTGATCCTGAAGACCTATATAAGTCGTATACTGGCACCAATAAAATTATAATAGAAGATGACAGTGTTTTTGGTATTCAGGGTTACGAATATTCTATATTTAAAGACGTAACCTGGCAATCACAAATATCAAACGCAGTATAATATGGTATACTGGTGGTAATGAAAAAAGAGATTCCTGGCCAAATTGGCAAAACACGAATTAAAGCAATCGACAAAATGTACGATTGGGGAATATACGTATGGAAAAAACAAAATGGAAAATGGTTTACAGATGGACAGGGAAACATTTTAAACATACCATCTATGAAGGGTGATATTTCCAAGATAGCCGAACTAAAAAAGGCTGCAGCATATTATGGAGAGCCAGAGGGCGAGGCTATATTTTTCCCAGGACTAAACCGTGTTACCGATGAAGAGTACGCAGAACAAAAGCAAAGAATGCTTGAGGGGCTAATCCCTAACCTCAACGATATGGGATCTGTTTATGATGCAAAACAAACTATTAAAAAGTATGGAGCACAAGACTAATGAGCGATCAAGAATTTTTTATTAATGCAAGAATTGATAATCCAGTAGATATACTTCAGCAGTTTAAAGAAGAAGATCCATTTAAAAAGTCTTGGACCGAATTAAAGAATCTAGTCGGATTAGACAATAATTTTAAGCGCAGAGCAGGAAGACTGGCAGAAAAAGCAGTCGCTCCAGAGAACATGACGGGGTATCTAAACAATGCTAAAGCACAACCAACAGGTATAGATGGAGCACAATCAAAAGAGATCAATCCTGGTTCGGTATACAGAAATGCTTATGGTTTGTTTGATGTCATTACACCACCATGGAACCTTTATGAATTAGCAAATTATTATGATACATCTTTTGCAAATCATGCTGCTATTGATGCAAAGGTTGAAAATATAGTTGGTTTGGGATATGACTTTGAGGTTTCTCCAGCGACAATGCTTCGTCTTGAGTCTAATCAAGATAAAGAGCAGGTAGGAAGAGCAAGAAATAGAATTGAAAGAGCAAAGATTGAACTACACGCATGGCTAGAGTCATTAAATGATAACGATTCATTTACTACAACTATGGTTAAGATTTATACTGATATGCAAGCAACAGGAAATGGATATCTAGAAATAGGCAGGACTACACGTGGGGAGATAGGATATGTTGGACATATACCTTCTACAACAATGCGTGTTCGTCGTTTGCGTGATGGATATGTTCAGATAATTGGACAAAAGGTAGTTTATTTCCGTAATTTTGGCGCCAAGAATGCAAATCCAATTACTGCTGATTCAAGACCTAATGAAATTATTCATTTTAAACAATACTCACCTCTAAATACTTTTTACGGAGTTCCCGATATACTTTCAGCAATCAATTCTTTACACGGAGATCAGTTAGCCTCACAATATAATATTGATTATTTTAGCAATAAGGCTGTTCCAAGATATGTGGTGACGCTAAAGGGTGCTAGGCTTTCTGCTGATGCAGAAGATAAGATGTTTAGATTCTTGCAAACAAACCTTAAGGGGCAATCACATAGAACGCTGTACATACCGCTTCCTGGAGATTCTGATACAAATAAAGTTGAATTTAATATGGAGCCAATTGAAAATGGTGTACAGGAAGGTTCATTTGAAAAATATCGTAAACAAAATCGTGATGATATTTTAATTGCACATCAGGTACCGCTATCTAAAATTGGTGGTGGAGAGTCTGGAGGAATAGCAGCAGCACTTGCACAAGATCGTACATTTAAAGAGCAGGTTGCAAGACCAGCACAAAGAGAACTTGAAAAAACATTAAATAGAATTATTAAAGAAAAGACTGATATTTTAGTTCTTAAGTTTAATGAACTAACCCTAACTGATGAAAATGTACAGTCTCAAATACTTGAAAGATATGTAAAGAATCAAGTTATGCTTCCAAACGAAGCAAGAAATATTCTTGGACTTCCACAACGGGAAGGAGGGGATGAGCCTTTCCAGCCAAAACCACAGGATACCGCAACTAGAGCACGGGACGGAGAAAGAATGAATAATCAATCAGACAGTACCGCAACAGTTGCTGGTAGAAACCCAAAAGGTGAAGGCAGATCAACCGAGTAGTATACACAGGTTTTTCCACAATTTATTAACATTTGTATAAAAAGGCTCTATAATATATTCTAGTATGACTATATCTAAAGGCCATTGGGCAACCAACGGCGACTCAGTAAGACTTTCCCTTCCATTTGCGAAGGTTGATAAAGAGAGACGTATCGTCTCAGGTTTTGCATCCCTTGATAATGTTGATAAACAAGGAGATATAGTTACAGCAGAAGCATCAATGAAAGCATTTTCTGAATTTCGTGGAAACATTCGTGAAATGCATCAACCACTTGCTGTTGGTAAAATGGTTAACTTTAAAGCAGATAGATATTTTGATCCAGAATCTAAAAAGTTTTATTCAGGTGTTTTTGTTTCTGCGTATGTATCTAAGGGCGCACAAGATACATGGGAAAAAGTTTTAGACGGCACATTAACAGGATTTTCTATTGGTGGTCGTATGAATAAATGGGATGATGGATATGATGAGAAATCAGATTCCACAATTAGAATTATTAAAGATTATGACCTTGTAGAGTTGTCACTTGTTGACTCTCCAGCAAATCAATTTGCTAATATTATGCAAGTTGAAAAAGTAGACGGAGTGCCGATTGTTAAAGGTCAAGATGTTGAATTAGAAAATGTTTTTTATGATGAAGAGTCTGGCATTGTTATGGTATCAGATCAGGAATCTGTTGCAAGTCCAATTAATGGTAATCAGATGAAAAATATAGGGTTCGTTGAAAAAACGGATAATGAAAAAATGGATATAGTCAAATTCTTAGTTGATAGTGCTAAAGGCATGAATGCTTCTAAGATAACAGAGGAGGAAAATCCTATGGCAAAGAAAACAAAGACTGTTGAAGAAACAGTTGAAGTAACTAAGTCAGAAGAGATCGCTCCTGTTGCTGAAGAAACTCTTGCAGTTGAAACTGAAAAGGCCGACGTTGTTGAAGAAACAACTGAAAAGACAGACGTTGTAGAAACAACAGAAGTTGCCGAAACAGAAAAGGCTGCAGCACCATCTGGAGAATATAAAGAGGAAGAAGATTCCAAAGAAGATGCAAAAGAAGATGAAGAAGAGATGAAGGCAAAGAAGAAGTCAGATGAAGTAGTTGTTGACGCAATTGCTGAAATTAAAGAAACTATTACATCGGCCTTTAGCGATCTTTCAAATACTCTTAAGTCCTTGCAGGCTGAAGTAGAAGTACTAAAGTCTACCGCAATTGACAAGGAGACAGTAAAAAGTTCGTTTGATGCAGTCGCCAGAGATATCGCTGCAACTAATGAACGATTCAGTGAGTTTGGAAAGCGTGTTGACGCAGTAGAAGCAGATACAGCATTCCGAAAGTCTGGCGATCTAGGCGAGATCGTTCAGGATCGACCACAGGAAACTATGGTTGAAAAATCCTTATGGGGCGGACGTTTCCTCAAAACAGCCGACTTATTTAATTAAGTACAAAACTCGGAGGTGACAATATGTCGGAAGAAATAAAGAAAAACCAGCCAGGAGAATCAGGCCAACTCGGTGGAACAACACCAGGTCTTTATCAGGCACAAGGTGCATTTGCATCTGGTTCTGATGCAGGCTCAAATATCCCTGGCAATTATACTGATGGTGGTGTTCTTGGAAATATTCCAAACGCTAACCTAGGTCTTACAACAGGACCAAATGCAGTAAATCCTTCAGGTGAGGCTGGAAGCGGTATCCTACGCCCTGAACAGGCACAGCGTTTCATTGATTACGTTTGGGACGCTACAGTTCTCGCCCAGGATGGTCGTCGTGTCACAATGAGAGCAAACACCATGGAACTCGAAAAGATTAACGTGGGTGAACGAGTAATTCGTTCTGCTGCTCAAGGTGTCGGTGACTACACTAACACTGGTGCTACATTCAGCAAAGTTGAACTTACAACCAAGAAGATTCGTCTAGATTGGGAAGTTACTGCTGAAGCACTCGAAGACAATGTTGAGGGGGCTGCGCTTGAAGATCATCTAGTTCGCTTGATGACAAACGCATTCGCTAATGACATTGAAGACCTCGCTATTAATGGCGATGGTTCAACTGGAAACTTCCTTTCAATTATGAAGGGATTCGTCAAGAAGCACAAGGACAATGGAGATTCGCATGAAGTTGCGTTGACTGTTGCTGATAATGCTTGGACACCAGAAAAGATGCAAGAGATTATTCTAGGCATGCCACGTAAGTATCGTGCTCTTAAGAATAACCTCAAGTTCTATGTAGGTACAGACACATTTGCTGGTATCGTTAAGCATAACGGTACTCTTGCTGATGCAATTGCTGAAGCAATGGGTAATCGTGTTGCTGGTACTGCTGCAAACCGTCAAGCATACCTTGATGGAAACGGCCAGACATTCGGTGGAGCACGTACAACACGTGTTCTCGGAATTGATGTCCAAGAAGTTCCTTACTATCCAGATGGTTATGTCGATTTGACATTCCCACAGAACCGTGTATGGGGCTTCCAGCGTGATATCGTCGTTAACCGTGAATACAAGGCAAAGAAGGATACAATTGAGTATACCGTCTTCGTCCGTTTTGGTATTCAATGGGAAGAAGAAGACGCTATTACATGGGCAGACGCTGCTTCAGATTCATAATCTGTAAACAGTAACCTTTGAGAGGGGGCAGGGGCTAGATCTCCTCCCCCTCTTAATCTTTTAGTATTCTGTTATAATAGTCATAAGGAGGTTAACAATGGAAGAAAATAATGAAATAAATGAATATCAAATTCAAGATCAAAATGAAATTCAAGTTGATGAACAGCCTGAAATTCAGAATGTAGAAGAAAATCATGTAGTACCAGAAACACATGTTGCAGAAGTTGCAGAACAACATAATATTGAGGCAACAATTTCTGCTCCTGAGCCAGAAATAACTGCTATTTCAACAAATGATTTAGCAAAGTCTTCTGCCGAAATCCAAGGTCTTGGATCTGTAGCGGATGGTGCAATTGGAGTAACTTCAGTACGTCGTACACCAGAAACTCCAAAAAACAATAAGCCTGCCAATGAAAAAGTTGCTGTATATTCTACAAAAAATATAACAATCCCAGGTTTGGGCAAGGTGTATCGTGGTTATAATATTGTAACTAAAGATGCTGCAAATCAATGGACAACTAAAGAATATATTAGACTTGCTACTCCAGAAGAAGTAGCGAAGGAATTTGGTAAGTAATAATGGAAGTATTGAGAGTTCCACCCTATCCTTTAACAACAACATGGGATGTTCCCATCGCTAATTACGAATATGTTGTATATGTTGAGGATTTGGTGGATCACTCAGTAGAAAAAACAAACCTAACTTCGGGTGCAAATAGTAAAATAGTTTATGAATTGCCATTAACAAAAGTGCAATTTGACAGAGACTTTTTAATTAGATTTTATGATAGTGAAGAAGAACATATTTTAGTTGAAAGCAATTTAACTATAACAAGGCCTTACGTTAATCCAATAGAAATGGGAACAACCGCAAGCGAAATTAATGAATATCAGATGTATGAACTTATTGCAAGATCAATTATAGATACATACGTAGGAGATGGTTTTTATAATCATAAGTTAGTTATGAATACAAGCGGTAATGGAGCAGACTATTTTCCAATTTGGCATGATTTTAATAGAGTATTAAAAGTTTATGAAAATAATATTTTAGTATACGATATAGAAAATCCAGATGATTATGATTATGAATTTAAACCTTTGTTAGATAATTCAGCAATTTATAGAATTGAAAAAGCATATGCAAACGAAGAAAGAAATAGAACTGAAAATAATTTAACTAAGATTGCAACAGCACATGGAGATTTAGGGTATGTAGCATATGCCCCAACAGATTTTCCTAAAGGAACAGATTACACTTTTATTTTAGATGTTGGATATCGTGCAGTGCCAGCAGACGTTGAAATAGCAACAAAGATGCTAATTGAAGACATTAAGTGCGGGAAGTTAGATTATTATAAGAGATATATTTCAGCATATAATACAGATCAATTTAGAATTCAATTTGATAAAGGAATGATGTCTGGAACTGGAAATCTTCTTGTAGATAAAATATTAGAAAAGTATATTAAATCAATAACTAAGCCAGGAGTTCTATAATGATTTGCGAAGAACCAGACTTCGCATTCCCTATGCAAGCAGATATATACCATCCAATAGTTGAGCAGGGCGTATATGGAGAAGTTAAAAAAACTTGGATTTTAGATAGAACAATTGCCTGTTCTTTTGCACCAGCAGGAACTGCTTTTAAAGAAGAGGTTGTTCCAAATATCAATATTACACAAGAAAAATTATTACTTGGTCGCTGTAAAACAGATGTAAGAGTTTCTAGCATGCAAGCACAAAACTCTATAACTAATGTAATTATAACTAATATCAAAGATAAAAATTGTAATGAAATTTATAAAGAAACATCTGGACCACGTGCAGGAAAATCAACAATATTTGAAATAGCAACTCAGGATCCATATGTAGGGCCATTTGGTAACATTGAATACTATAAAATAATTATTCGCAGATCTGAAAACCAGGCGGTTGATGTATGATAGTTAAATTTAATAATACAATGTTTAAAAAAGATATGAAAAATATTATAGATTATTCAATAGGATTTTTAGATGGGGTTCAGGGCGGTAAAAAAGCATTTTTAAATATGTTAGGAATGGAAACAGTAGAGTTAATGAAAGAATATATTGATTCAAATGCTAGAGTAAATCCAGCCATGCTACATCACGTTTATGAATGGAATAGAGTTGGAAGTCCAGATGCTAGACTATATGACATACATTACACTTCTAGTAATCTAGGACTATCTTTTAATTCAACCTTTAAACAGTCAACATCAATTAAAAATGGATCTAGAGTTCCTTTTTATGATAAGGCTAGAATTATGGAAGAAGGAATTCCAGTAACAATAGTTCCTAAAAGAGCACAGGCTTTAATGTTTGATATAAATGGAGAAGAAATTTTTACTAAGCAACCAGTAGAGGTTTCTAATCCTGGAGGAAATGAAGTTCAGGGTAGTTTTGAAAAAACTTTTGATTCATTCTTTAAAAGATATTTTACTCAAGCATTTTTAAGAGCAAGCGGAGTGGCAAAATATTTAGAAAATCCAATTGCATATAAAAAGAATTTGTCTGCTGGCAAAAAGAGCGGAAAGGTTAAAGGCTATCAAACAGGATATCGCTGGATAGCAAACGCAGGAGTTGGAAGATGACAGAATCAACATCAGTATTAAATACACCAGTTCTGTGGATTAATCATTATTTGCAAGATAAACTGGGTGAACTTCTTAATGTTGGTGTTCCCTTTTTCCCTCCAAGGCCATTCAATATTGATGATTTAACAGAAAGATGGATAGAGTTAAATGGAGAAAATACTCCAACTGCAGGTGTTGCTGCAACGTGGGATAGAATGAAAAGAATCCGCAGGGGGCCTTTTCCACATATTAAGTGTGAGCAGGTTTTATATTATTTTTATGGACTACAAGAGGGATCAGATTTGATTATGGTGCAAGTTCAAGAAGCAGTTTTAAGATTAATGGATCGTGGAGATGAAACTGCTCAAGACCTAAATAGTTGGGCTAAGGCTAAAGGAACTATTGGAGGAATGTCTTGCAAATTCTACTTTCATGACTTTAAAATATATCAGTTAGAAGAGGCACGGGATATAGTCGACTTCGGAACAGCCCGAACATATGCGGGGAATAAGATAATTATCGACTACGACTACCATCAAATGCAGGATATAATCGATTCAATAAATTAATAAAAGGCTGTATACTTATCAATGAGGAAACACGCCTTTTAATTTCTATAGAAAAAAAAGAGGTGAAATAAATATGGCTCTAGGTAATAGTAATAATATTATCGTTGGTGCAGCCCAGTTATGGATTGCTGATGCTCCTTTAGCAGTTGGCGGAAATCCCGCTCCTGTTTCAGGTGAAAAGTATTCAGTAACCATGGATGGTGAAACACCAGATTTCCGTTCAGTCGGATATACTATGAATGGTTTGGAACTACAGTTCCAGCCAGATTTCGGTGAAGTTCAGGTTGACCAGGTTCTTGACGTTGCTAAGTTGTTTAAGCAAGGCATGCAAGTAAACCTCAATACTACTTTTGCTGAATCCACATTAGAAAATCTACTTGTTGCAGTTGCAGGATCAGGCAATGATCTTACAGGCGACAAGGCCACTTCTAATGGCCAGACATTTAATATCAAATCAGGTAATCTTGGCGAATGCCCAGTAGAGCGTGGTTTGGTTGCTGTCGGTCCAGGAACTGGTGACTGTGATGAGGGATCTAACAAGGAAAGAATTTATGTTGCATACCGTGCACTTTCAATTGAAAATGTAACAGTATCAGCAAAGCGTGATGAGGCTACAATGTTTGAAGTTTCATTCCGTCTTCTTCCAGATGATACAACAGGCTCATACGGTAAGATCATTGATCGTACTGTAACAGTATAATACAACTTAATAATCAGATGGCCCAGACCCTTGAAAGTCTGGGCTTTTCTGTTTGATATAATGAATACATGGCCACGGAAATATATGAAAGCGATTACATTAGTTTAATTGATGGAACGCAAATATATATAACCCCACTAAAAATAAAATATCTTCGTCAATTTATGAAACAGTTTGAAAATGTTGGTAAGGCAAAGGGAGATGACCAGGCAATTGGGGAATTAGCAAAATGTGCTTTAATTACAATGCAACAATATTATCCTACTATAAAAACAATTGAACAATTAGAAGATAGCATAGACTTGTCAACAATTTATAAAATATTAGATATTGCTGCGGGTATTAAAATAGATAAAGATTCAAAAGAAAAAGTCAAAGATCAGGCTGTAGATAGCGGATCTCCATGGGAAAAACTAGACATTGTTAAGTTAGAGTCAGAGGTATTTCTTCTTGGCATATGGAAAGATTATGAAGAATTAGAAACTTCAATGTCAATGCCAGAGTTAACTGCTACGCTAAATATTAAAAGAGAATTAGATTATGCAGATAAAAAATTTTATGCAGCAATTCAGGGAGTAGATTTAGATAAAAATACAAATAAATCAAATGCCTGGGAAGATATGAAGGCTAGAGTATTTAGCCGTGGCAAGGCCAAAGACTCAAATGATATTGTTTCATTGCAAGGAGCAAATGCTCAAAAGGCTGGTTTTGGAATAGGCATGGGGTTAGAGTATGAAGAAATTTCAGATTAAAAATAAAATGGGGTTATGGTATAATTAATTCAACCTTATAAGGAGGAATTAATGGCTACAACTGTGCACGAACCAAAAGAAATCGTATTAATCGACGGCACAAAAATTAAAGTAAGACCACTTAAAATCTCTCTACTTCGTCCATTTATGAAGAAGTTTGAGGGTATTGCAGCAGTGGCTGATGATAATGAAAAGTCAATGACTCTGCTTATGGAATGTGTAGCAATTGCTATGCAACAATATAAGCCAGAGTTAGCGGAAGATTTGACTGCTCTTGAAGAGAACCTTGATCTTCCAACCGTTTATAAGATCGTAGAAGAGGCTTCTGGAATCAAATTAACAGATGCTTCGCTAATTAGCGGTCTTGCAAACGTATAAACTTAATAATATAGAGGTGTTATGGAATGGCTGATGTTCAATCTAATATTCATGTAAATATAGATACGTCTGAAGCATTAGCCAGTATAAAAGCATTACAAAAGCAAATATCAGCCTTCCATACATCAATGGCGAAGAGCGGTGCTGCAGCAGCAGCCATCTCCGCCAATATGCAACAAAACTTAATCAACTCTCTTAATGCTACAGGCAAATGGTCTGCTTCTATGCGGACTGTTAGAACTACTACAGAGTCTTTTACAAATGCATTAGAAAAAAATAAATTATCTATGCGGGATTATTACCGCTATTCAATGGGTGCAACAAAAACATTTGGAAGGTTTTTTAGATCAGAATTTGATACGATAAATAAAGTTGCAAGAGAACGTGTAAAAGATTTACAAACTCAATATATTAAATTAGGTAGAGATGCCAACGGAGCAATGAAAGCAATTGCCGTTAGACCACTGGCACTCGATATGCAAAACCTTGGAACACAAACTGCTGTTGCTGCACAAAGACAGGCACTGCTTAATCAATTATTAAAGCAGGGCGCTACAAATATGCTCAATTTTGGTAAAAACACTCAGTGGGCTGGTCGTCAGTTAATGGTTGGTTTTACAATACCATTGGCATATCTTGGAACTGCAGCAGCAAAAACATTCATGAAGTTAGAAGAACAGGCAATTAGATTTAAACGTGTTTATGGTGAAATGTTTACAACTGGCGAAGAAACAGATAAAATGCTTAAGGAAATTCAATTACTTGCCAAAGAGTTTACCAAATATGGAGTTGCTGTTGAAAAGACAATGGAGATGGCTGCCACTGCTGCTGCAAGCGGTAAGATGGGTGCAGATCTTTTAGCACAAGTAAATGAAGCAACCAGACTTTCAGTTTTGGGCGGAGTAGAACAAGAACAGGCATTAGAAACCACTATATCATTAACAAACGCTTTTGGTTTAGCATCAGAAGATCTTGCAAAAAAGATTAACTTCTTAAACGCAGTAGAAAACCAAACAGTTGTTTCTATTGAAGATTTAACTATTGCCATTCCAAAAGCAGGTCCAGTTGTTAAGCAATTAGGTGGAGATGTTGAAGACTTAGCGTTCTTCTTAACTGCTATGAAAGAAGGCGGAATTAATGCTTCAGAAGGTGCTAACGCATTAAAATCTGGTTTAGCATCATTAATTAATCCAACAGAAAAAGCATCAAAAATGCTTGGTGGTATGGGTATAAACATACAAGGGATTGTTGAAGCAAATAAGGGAAATGTTAAAGGCATTGTTGTTGATTTTGCCAATGCATTAAATACTCTTGATCCATTAAACCGTGCCCGTGCAATTGAACAACTATTTGGTAAATTCCAATTTTCACGTTTGTCTACATTATTTAACAATGTGGTTGCTGAAGGAAATCAAGCAAACCGTGTTTTAACATTAACTAAAGCAACTACAGAAGAACTTGCTATATTATCTGAACGAGAATTGTCTAGAGTTGAAGAGTCTACTACATATAAGTTTAAGAAAACAATAGAAGATTTAAAGGTAACTCTTGCTCCAGTAGGAGAACAGTTCCTAAAAGCAATAACTCCAATTGTAGAGTTTGTTAGCAAGATATTAGATAAATTTAATAATTTAGGAGACGGCACAAAGAAATTTGTTGTTATATTAACAACTCTTTTAGGTGGAATAGGTCCAGTATTACTTATGACATTTGGTTTATTGGCTAACGGTTTGGCTAATATTATTAAACTATTTGTAAGTATGAAGTCTGTATTTAATAGGGCTGGACAATCATCTACGGTATTAGGAAATCAAACACAATTTTTAACTGCTGAACAAGCACAAGCAACTGCTGTAGCAGCATCACTAGAGCAAGTACACGTAAAATTACAGCAAACATTTACGTCTGAGGTTGCTGCCCTTAATGCATTAACACAAGCATATCAAAGAGCAATTGCAGCACAAAGAGGTTTTGGAGGACCAATTGTTGGTAAAGGTAGAAAGGGTTTTGCAGAAGGAACCAAAAAGGTAAAGCCATTTTATTTTTCTACTGGTACTGATTCAGTTCCTGCAATGCTCACACCTGGCGAAGCAGTAATTCCTGCAGGACCAGCACAAGATCCAAGAAATAAACCAGCAATTTCACATATGATTGCAGGTGGAGTAATGTCGCAATTTGCTACAGGAACAAAGGGTGCTGGAGACTTCTCTCACATAGGAAATCCCAGAACAGTTGGCGCATTAGACTTAGTCAATAAATTAAAGGCTTTACCTGCTGGAATTATTAGTGCAAGAGCAATGCAGGCTATAGAAGCAGTTGCCATGAAATTTGCAAATACACTTAAGATTAATCTTTATGGAAAACTTGGCATAACAACTGGTATGTCTAATGTAGATGGACGACAGGTGTCGATGAATAACCTAATGAAGCCAGGTGGACGTGGTGTTGCTAAAGGCGAATTTATGCAAGACTGGGATCAAAGAGGTTTATCAAGATGGAAGATTGCATTAAAAAATGGTGGAATGAAAATGCAAGATGTTGCTGCAGATCTTTCTATTTTAGATACTCATATGAAAGACTATCTGACAAGTCTTGATGCAAATACTAGAATAACTGACACACATGTAAAAGAAGCATATGAATATAGTCGCAGAAAGATGGGCGCAGAAAATAGACTTATTAGAGCATTTGATCAGTTAGCAGTAACTGCTGGAGAGGCAAGAATTAATATTTCTCAAGCAGCACAAAGAATGGCAGGATTGCCAACTGCTGCTGGTGGAGGAAGTAAGGGTGCGGTAGATGTAGGCGGAATGAAAATTCGCCGAGGCGGAGATAGATTTACATTTTATAAGAAGACAGGATTTAGCCTTGTAGATTTTGCAGAAAAGAGCATGGTAGAGGGAATGATGGAGAGGGCACAAGTTGCATCTCCTTCTAAAGTTACCAAAAAAATAGGTGCAGACATTGCAGTAGGTGCAGTTGTTGGAATGAAAGAATATGTAGATGATGCAAGAGTTGCGGGTCAACAAATAGGAACTGCAGTAACTCAAGGAGCAATGTCTCAAGCACAACAAGCAGCAGCATCCAGAGCAGCGTTATATGGAGCGGGACCAATTGATCCAGCACAAAAATCATTAAGAAGGCAGTTAGAGAAACAGGCAAGGCTAAAGGCTTTGGCAGAAAAAAGATTAGTTACACAATCACAAGTTACTGGAATGGTTGCTGCCAATGCATCAGGAGGATCTGGTGGTTCTGGAGGAAAAGGCGGAGGAAGATTCTTCGGAGGATTTAGAAGAACTCCAGCAGATCCAAATAATCCAAAACCTGGTATGGGCGCAGGCGGAGCAATGATGGCTGCTTCTGCAATAACAATGGGTGCAGCAATGATGCCTGGTGCGATAGGAGACATGGCACAAAAAATAATGATGCCACTCATGGCCTTAACCATGATACTTCCATTACTTCAAACTAAAATGGGACTATTTGCAGTTGGTATTGGTTTGGTTATCGCAGCAGCAGTAAAATTAAGAATGGCTTTTGATAAAGCACAAGACTCTGCCATGAAGTTAGCATTGGCTACAGGATCTGGACAGGACGCAATTAGAGGTTTAGCAAAATTTGCTGGAGGAGTGACTGCTGGCGAAGTAATGGATAAGCGCAGAGAGGCAGCAGTAAATCCATTTGCTATTCAAACAGGTAAAACAACATTTGGAGAATCTTATGTTGCGAGCAAAGAGGGTAAGGATTTAATAAAGGCAACTGGACAAAATATTGAAGGAATGGGTCGTTCAGGTGCACAGAATAGAATGGTAAATCAACTTGCAACTGCAGTATCATCTGGCGCAATGACAGCAGCACAAGCAAGAAGCGTTGCAGCAAATATTGGAAAAGAACTTGGAGATTATAGTTTTGGAATTCAAGTTAATGCAAAACTTATAGAGTTAATTGGTGTTAATGGAGAAAATCTTTTAACAGATCCATTAGCAATTCGTGTTAAATTAATTGAAGAAACAAGGAAAAATGTTCAGACTTTTGGAGATCAGGCAAAGCAGGCTGGAAAGTGGACTGGCAAAGATATTCTAAAGGTTGGTGCAATTGGTACTGGGGGTGGTGCTTTAGCAGGAGCAGCAACTGGAGCAATTATAGGTTCTGTTGTTCCAGTAATAGGAACAGCACTAGGTGCAGGAATTGGAGCAGTTACTGGCGCTATAGCAGGAAACCTTTTCTCAAGAAAAGATCGTGCTGAAAGAATAGGTACAGCATCAGGAGCATCAATTGCTATGCAAAAAATGGCATTAGAGCAGCAACAAGAAATGATAGACTCTTTAGACATAGCATATGAGAAGAGAATTGCTGAGGCAAAAGCAGCAGGGGATACTGCAAAGGTTGATGAATTAACAAACAAGCATATTAAGGATAGAGCAGCATTACTTGAAGAAAATGGTAAATTATTAAAAGATATTGCAACATCATATTCTAGTGCTGAAGGCGCAACACGAAAAGCACTTGATACAGGAGCAGATAAAGCCATAACAAATAAATATAAGGGCACCGCAATGGAGGATGTTGCCAAATTAGCAAAAACAAATCTTAATGATAATCAAAATTTAACTGGAGAGCAAAGATATCTCTTAAAAATGGAACTTGCGTCTGGGGAAATAGACCCTATGCAAATGATAAATCTTTTAGAGTCTTTTGGCGACAATAAAGAAGCAATGACAAAAGTATTAAATATTATAACTAAGTTTGGTGGAGCCTTTGGTAATCAAATTATGTCTACTGCATCATTATTTGTAGACAAAGATGGAAATCCAGTAAAGGATGTTCAAACTAGGTTTATTGCAAAAATAGAAAGTGCTGGAAATGCAGAAGAAGCAGAAAGACTTAGAAGTTTTTATTCTATGGTTGCTAAAACTGGAAACGTTTTAAATACAACAATTATTACTGACTTTTTATTAAAAAATCCAGAAGTTGCAGAAAGATTAATGAAACAAACAGAGCAAATTGAGGCGCTTAAAGGCAAGATTGATTTTACAGTTGCAAGCAAAGTTTTAAATGCAGATCAATTAAAAATATTAAATGATGATTTAGATTATTTTAATAGCATTAAAACTGATGAATTAAAAAAAGTATATCTGCAGACTTTAGTTCAAACCATAACAACTGTTTCTCCAAATGATCCAGCACTACAGTCTTGGCTCAAGGCAGAAGGCTCTCAGTGGGCGAACTCTCCTCCAGGAACACAACTTCAGGAATATGCACAATGGAACGCACAACGTGTAACTGTTACTGCTGCAGACAATACTGCGCCACCTGTTCCAAAAGGCTCTGGTGGGGGTAAAACACAAACATCTCCATTAGATGAATTAGTTAAAAAATTAAGAGATGTTCGCAAAAACCAGATTAAGGTAACAGAAGGCTGGTCTGCCTCCATGAAAACACTAGATCAGTTATTTGGCGGGAAGAAGAGATTAGAAATGTTTAGCGGTATAGAACAAGATATCGCTAGACTTGGTGGCAAAGGAAATCTTATAGAGTTTATTGTAGGAATGGATCCTAAAGAATATGAAAAAAGAAAGAAGTCATTATTTGAATTTGATAATAAAGGAAATATTATTGCTCTAAAAAGAGATGCAAAAACAATACAAGAAGTATTAAATGGTATAGTTGCTGGAGACTATTCATCTAAACTAAAACAACAAAAACAAGAACTTCAAGATCAATCTGACGCATACAAAATACTAAGAGATGCTGGCCTAAGTTATGCAGACACGCAAGAATTAATTGCAGATAAAGCCTTTGCTGCAATGATTGCTGCAGAGGGTAATACCAAAGCAGCAAAAGATTTAATTAAATTATTAAAACAAGTTAAGACATTGTCTAAAAATGCTGAACAAAAAACAGCAATTCAACAAGATATTGATTCTAAAAATCAAGAAGATCTTGCAAGAAGTAATTTGGCAAAGGCTGCAACCAGTCAAAATTGGAGTTGGCTTGAGGCAGATGCTATATTAAGCGATGATACATTAAGAGATGCAATGTCAAGATGGGATTCAGTTATTAATGATCCAAAACTTTTTGAAGAATTTAAAACAAGATTAAACCAAGTTCTTAATTCAATAGAGTTTAAAGAGTCAGTTTTCCAAAAAGGCTACGATAAGGCTATGGAAAAATTCTCTGTTATGGAAACAAAGATAGAGTTAGATTTTCAATTTACAACACTAAAAGATCAAGATATTATAGAAAAAGCACAAGACAAAATTGCTGGAATTAATTATGAAATTGATGATTGGGAAGCAAGCCTTAAGGGTATTGAAGATCAAGAAGAAAAAATTAATGAAAAGTATGATGCTAAATTTAAAGCATTAGATGAAATACGTGCAATTAATGAAAGAATATCAAAACAACAAAAAGGACAACTGACAATTGCTGATGCTCTTTCTCAAGGAGATATTGCAGCAGCAGCAAGAGCAGCACAAGATTTAAGAGCAGAGCAAGCAACTCAAGCATTAGACGATCAACAAAAATTACTTGAGGCTGCCAAAGAAAATGAATTAGCACAGGTAAGAAATGATAAAGGATATACTCGTGCACAAATTGAAGATCAAATTAAAAAACTACGTGCCGAAATATTTAAAATTGAAGAAGAAGAACTTGAGCCAGCACAAGAAAGAGTTCGTATTGAAGAGGCAAAAAAGAGAGAATTAATACAATCTTTAACAGTTCTTGGTAAGTCTAAATTAGAATGGGAAGAAATAAAAAATAGAATTGATTTAGCAAGAACTTCTAGTGCTGAATATATGCAAGCCATACAGGCTGCACTCGATGTTGTTGAAGATATTATTAAATATTGGTTGTCACTTGATGGAAAAATAATAACAACAACGCATAAAATTATAACTATTTATGAAAATGGAGGGTCTACTGGAGGTTCAACTGGAGGCACTCCAGATGGTACTCCAGATGGTACTCCAGACGGTACTCCAGACGGTACTCCAGACGGTACTCCAGACGGCTCAGATGGCAACCCAGACGGCTCAGACGGTTCAGATGGATCGGGTAATACGAATGGAAAACCAAAAGCAACTGGAGCAGGAGCCGACTCTGGAACAGACTATACTGGAAGACCTAAAAATGGATTTACTCAGTATTTAGATGAGGCAAAGGGATTATATGATTCTGTAGTTGCTAAATCATTACAGCCTGGAGCAACGCCAAGCGACTTTGGGCACTTACTTGCAGCAAGAGATCAACAAGTTATTAATGCAATTAATCTAGTTGATGAAAAAAATAAATATAACTCTATGGTAGCAGAAATTGCTAACCCTGGAGCAGCAGCAAAGGCTGCCTATGATAAGATAGTTGCACAATCAAAAACTGCTGGAGCAACTCCTAGTGACTTCGGTGGAGCCTTAGCAGCAGCAAGTCAAAAAGTTATTAATGATAGTAAAAAGAATTTAACTCCTAGTGATTTTGGACATAGTCTTGCAGCACAAGACAAAAAGGTTGTTGATTTAGCAACTAAGGTTATGGCATCTTCACCAGCAGCAGCCGCAGCAGCAGCAAAGGCTAAGGCAGCAGCAGATGCAGCAGCAAAGGCTAAGGCAGCAGCAGATATAAAGAAATTTGGCGGAAATGCTACTGCTGCTAATCAATTTGCTAATTGGCCTGGAGGAAAATCTTCTGGAGGATTAATTAAAAGATTTGCTGTTGGCGGACCAGTAATAGGAACTGATGTTGTTCCATCTATGTTAACTCCTGGAGAATTTATTATGAGCAAGTATGCAGTTAATGCGTACGGTGTAGATAAAATGAGAGCAATTAATAATGGAGATGTTTCTGATGCTTCAGTGTATAATTATAGTATTGCAGTTAATGTAAGATCTGATGCAAACCCTGATGAAATTGCAAGAGCAGTTATGACTCAGATTCGTCAGGTAGATTCAAAGAGAATTAGGAGTATAGCAGGATAATGGCTACAGCAAGTTATATAACAGGCAGAAGAAGATATCAAAGACCACAAGGAATGCTATGGTCTGAAAATTCTGGAACGCTAGTAGAATTAACTCCTGGAGGAAATAAGATATATGTACCAAATGGATTAGAAATTGGTCAAGATGTAGGTAGTGAAACTGACACAGGATTATATGATCAATTTTTAATTTTATCTGATGACAATAGAGGAGAAATTAATTTTAAGCCTACCAGAATTGAAAAAAGAGAAAGAATGATTAATGGCCGAATGAGGTCTTATCATATAGCAGATAAGTTACAAATAACTACATCATGGGAAATGCTTCCTTCTAGATCTTATTTTCAAACGCCAGAGTTTAATCCAACGACTGGAAAATCACCGCACTTCAATGATAATAATTTAGAGTTTACAACTGACGGCGGTGCAGGCGGGGTAGAAATATTAGACTGGTATGAGAATCATCAAGGACCATTTTGGGTTTATTTATCATATGATAATTATAAAAATTTTAAAAACGATGAGGGATTTATTGATAATAATTCATACGCACATTTACCACAATATAGTCAATTAATACAGATGTATTTTACAGATTTTACCTATTCTGTAATTAAAAGAGGCGGAACCAATTTTGATTTTTGGAATATAAACCTTACATTGGAAGAAGTATAATGTTTCAAAACGAAGAATTAAAAAATCATCTTGAATCGTCAAGTACAGTTAAAACACAATCTGCAAT